GGTAGGATATGGCGCCAGCTTTGGTCTAGCCACCATACCGTTGAACAGCTGTGCAACGTCTGTCAGCGCCTCATAGATGTACAAACCCTGAAGCCAAAGCTGTTCGTTCAGCCGTTCCTTATCGAACTCAGCCTTCCGTCTATACGCCTTACACAGCTGAGGATCATCATCCCAGTACTGCTCGGACGTCATCCCTATGCTCAGGTAGTATGGAAACCATTCATCGAATATTTGCCGAAAGTTAGATTTTATGGGAGATTTAGGTTTCTTTTGAACTAGTCCTTCTTCTCCCACAGAGCCTTTTTTGTACTTTCTTTAGGCTCCTCCATCGTCGCCTCTACTGCGGCAATGTACATGTCAGTCAGTACTTCAAACAGTCCTGCTTTATCCTCGATACCCGCCCAGATCCTGTCAGCCTCTTCAACCTTCATATTCTTGTGATGCGCCAGGAAGGCACCACGGAACAGAGTCTCAGTGCTGGATACCGGCTTAGAGCTTGCCTCGTAAATGTTGAATCCGGAATTCTCAAGGTCACGGACCGTACGGCGTGTAAATTCGAGTGTGTAATTCTTGTCATCAAATGTAAGTTCAATCTTAGCCATTGCTTTTTTCCTCCTCTGAGTATGATTGACTATTGATGCCGACTGCCGGAGTTGCACCGGCGGTACTCTTGTCAGCATGTAGACCAGCACGAGACTGGTCTGTTTTGTTATTACGCTACAGAAAATGCGATAGGTGTGGATGCGGCAAGGGAGATCGTCATGTCTCTTACTTCGTTGACACCAGCACCTGTCAGACGAACGTTCAGCATACCTTTGAAGCTGAACTTACCTTCGGAACCGGTCGGTGTCGGAGCAGCACCTGCGTTTTCCGTGCCGCCAAGCCACAGTGCGTAGTACTCTTCCTGGTTCTCAAGAGCCTTCAGAGCCTGGAATGTCTCCTTCTCATAGTTCGCTGTGAACGTCAGAGTGTCGGCATCTTGAAGGCCCAAAATCGACACGCGCATTGAATCGGAGAGGCTAGTCGTGTCGAGAAGCTCCGGTTCACCACCCATATCGGGGTATTCCTTGATAGGACACAGATTTGTGTAAGATGTTCCATCCGTGGAATGCATCAGGAATGAAAGATAGCTGCTTGTTGCTGCCATGTGTTCTACCTCCTATAAAAGTGTTCACCGTCTGTCACAACAACGTAACGTGCTGTCAAACGGAATATGGTTGAATCGTCAAGATTCGGCACCTGAGTAAGCGCAGATCTGACAAAGTTCTTCTTCATCAGCAGGCCATCAATAACAGACATGATGGTTTTGCACTCACTCTTAGCTATGCCTCTCTTGTTTGAATACACATCGATCTGAAACATTGACGTTTCCGCAGTATCCGTCAGTGTGTTGTCGAGTGTTGACTGCATCGGATAGCTGTCTGCCATCACAATACAAATGTGCGGGAACTTTGCCGGTGCGCGTACATACTGCGCAGTGATCTCCGCTGAAGGAAACTGCTCGTGTAAGGCGGTATACAGATAATCGAACACTTCGTTTTCGCAGTCGATCATGAATCGAACACCTCCTTAGCTACTCGCTGAACTTCCTGCAGCAGGTCCTGTTTTGTCAGCCACATACACATATTTGCCGGATTACCACGTGTAAGATACTTTCCTGGAATTGGATTCCCATCTTTGTCTTTAGCGGACCAGCCTGTCGTGCCTGCTGTATCGCCTTCATATGACCACACCTGCCTTCTTCCCATGCCTTTGCCCGGATACGTTCCGTGGTACATCCCAGTATCATTGGCTTCCGGATGAGAATCGGGATAATGTACGCCAGACCCAAATTCCAGCACAAGCACCATAGGGCCCGTAGCGACCACAGCGACTGCGTTATCACCGCGTTCTTCCATAGTGACGCTGATGTCTCCTATGTAACCTGCGTACGCAAGTCCTGGACTGTTAAACAGCTCCGAGGCTCTTGTGCAGCCAAGCTGTGCCATACGTTGCAGGAATTCCGGTATTTTATCCTCAACAGACCTACGCCACTTTTCGACTTCGTCGGCAGCGGCTGCTATGCTTTTTGGATTAAAGACATTGATGGTGATGGTCTTCATTCCGTATCTACCTTCTTTATCCTGTACGACTTGCAATTTAATGATTCGGCAACCTGTGTGACGATATAATCCGGTGTGTTCACCAGGTTATCATTCCCGTCATACTCAGGCTCCCTGTCCACAAACAGCAAGGTCATTTCGTCCATAGGACAATCCTTAGGCATCGGATTGATGACCTTCTCGTATCTGTCAAGCATTCCGAACAGGTCTGTTTGTGCCGTTCCGGATGCCGGTGAAATATTGCCCTCACAAGCTACTGGGGATGAGTAGCTCGGAACCATTTCCCCGGTCCGGTAACCGTCTTCATCAGTTACCGGCTCTTCACCCTCATACAGTTGGTACCAAAATGGAACTTTGTTCCGATAAAGCCCCATCATTTTGGAACCCCCGCAAATGGTATGATCTCGCTCAGCAAGCTCGGTGGAACATCCGCGGCCTCATAATGGCGATGTGTTCCGTTTTCAAGATGGACGTTTTCCCCATCAGCACCGCGCTTGTTAAGGAAATATGCCGCGATCCTTAACTGTACGGATTTGTAATCTTCTGGCACTGGCAGATCTGTGTAGTCTTTTACACACGGATACGTGCGATGAAGCACGGTATCTCCCGCGAGTTCAAGAAATGCAGACAGCACATCTTCGTCCGTTTCGTCTGTCATGCTTCTCAGCAATGTCATCATTGTTTCATCAGTCATGCTGTCTGCCTCCTCTTACTTCTTTTTCTTTGCCTTTACAGGCGCTTCGGCAAACTCAATCGGATTTGCCTCGCTGAGATTAAACTTGCGTCTGATCTCATCCATCGTCATAGGTACAGCACCGTTTAGTTCCTTCATGACGGTTGTCCCGTTTGTGATAGTGACACTTTCCAGTTCGCGTACCTCAACGACCTTATCCTTCGCAGTGATCTTTACGTTCCGGAATTTATCACCGTCCTGAACGTAAACAGCATTGCCCTTGACGTAATACATCAGCTCAGCTCCTTAAACGTTGCAGATAACGCGGGCAATAGCGATGTTCTTCGCATCAGCTTTTCTTACCCAGTTTGCAGCTGCAGCGAGCTGTGCGTCAGTCGGAGAGCTTGTGTATCCGCTGGCCGGCTTAACGAATTCAAATCCATTCGGGTGAATGGTCTCACGGATACGTGTTACCAGAGCATCGTATCCACCACCAGTAAGGCTGTCTCTCATAACTTCGGACGGTGTCTTAACCGGAGCTGCTGCGTACTGAATTGCGCCGTTACCAAGCAGATAGGATGTAGCAACGCCATTTGCCAGTGGGCACTGGTCGTCAACAACGACTGTCAGACCATTAAGGTCTGCGATGCGCAGTGTTCTTTCGATACCCTGAATGTCTGTATACTTCCGGTATTCAAGCAGCTGCAGACCTGCAAGTCTTGTAGCTACAGCACTGTGCATAAGGATGAGACCAAAATCAGCAGCAGCATCACCGAGTGCTTTCTGTGCAGCCTCAGCGGCAGTCGTAGCTCCGAACTTGTTAGCGTCGGTAGCTGTACCGGTAGCAGAGATGTCCAGTGTATGTGTTGCGAAGTCGGTGTCAGACGCTGTTCCGAACAGAGCATTCAGTTCAGCAAGCATGATAGTCTGACGTACTTTCTGCCAGTAATGTGCAACCTGAGATGTGATCTGTCTCATCGGATCAGCACCGCTGTTGTAATCGACTACGAAGTCTCTTTCCTTCCAGCCGTGTGCACGACCGAAGACAACACCGGTCTGATAGGATCCTTCCGGATCAGTAACGGTGATATTGGTATTGCCGTCATAGTTCTCCGGTGTGCCACCGATTACCTTGTAAAACGGAATCGTATACAGATCGGAACCGTTTGCGATGAGTGTAGCGATTTCTGCATTACGTACAACAGCACCGCTGTCGAACATAGCTGTCAGTGTTTTGTCTTCCGCGTTCTTCCAGTTGTAATCAAACAGCTCAGGATTGAACGGATAGTTCAGGAATGTTCCAGGCATTATTAATTACCTCCCTAAATAATGTGCAGTTCTTTCTTCCAGTTCGGGTGCTCCTGGATGAATTTCTGCTGGTCTAATGTACTGAGTGAGTCAAATTTTTCACGGGTCATTACTGTTGCGCCATCACCGGCAGGCGGGACTGGTGTGCCCTTCATCATTGCGGCTTTGATCTTCTGCTCCTGCAAAGCACTGAATGCTTTGGTATTAGCGAAAACCTTGTTCATATCGCCGTCGTATAATGCCTGCGCTGTATCGGCAGCCAGCGCTTCATCAAAGCCAAGCGCGATGTAATTTGCCTTATTCTCCGCAATAGTGCG